GACAATTATGTTGCCTTAACTTTATTCATTGCAGATGATTCAGTCTTAAGTTTATTCATTAAATATTGTACTGTTTTAAACTGCAATATTCCTCTTGGTGATTTGAAAACATTCTTATGTGCTGTTGTGTAAGAGGGAATAAATCCTTTAATTGTCTTGGCTTCTTTAACGGTCTGGACTAAATGTCTTTTAAAGAACCCTGGAATAGATAAACCTAACCTGTATCTATCCCCCTCAAGGAAAAATTCTATTAACTCTGTAAATTTTGGATTATGTTTGCAGTTTTCTAATATCATAATCCACCGGAGAATCTCCATCTTTTCATTCCACTTCTTGGGATCATGAAATCTCTCCGGATTCATCGCACTGTTTAAGGCTAAAACAGTGGGATAACAACCTGCCACCATATTAGTTCCTGGGACCAGAACTTCAGGTGTGAAGAATCTCTGCAGGTATACAACCGTGTTTCTATCAATCCGCTGTTTCTCAGGATTAGCCGTCAGCCCAAATGCCTCAGCGGCTTCAGAAATACATTGTCCAATCTCTTCTTCTGACATATCATCACCAAATGTCAAAGCTCCATCATCACCGAGCAATTGTGATCCGGAGTTCTGTTCGAGGTATAGATGCACTCCCTGAGATACTATACTCTCTACTAAATTAGTCCATCCCGATCCAGACGCTATCCCATGTTCTCCCTGCGTTACTGTATTGTCGTCGATCATTATTGGGATGTTAATTACATGGTGTAAGGACTTCCTTAATAATGGTCTGTCCTTAGGTTGAAAGATTGGTGCGACTACGTCAAACACAAAATCCATTGCCCAAGACCTACACGAAGTATCCATCTTAGTGTAATCCATAGCAACCTTCCAATGTTTTGAAAAGAAACCTTGTTTATGCATGGCAATCTCAACGTCGTCAAAGCCTTCCCAAGCACTAAAGCTGGGTACCTTATTCTTACGGATCAAGTCCATGATGGGCACTACAAACTGTTTCTCCACTAAATTTGTAGACATAGGAAACATAAAAATAAATCTGGGTTTTAATCTAGTTGACCTACGTCCGAGTATTGCGGGATATTTTTCCCATTTGCCACTCTTTGCATCCTTAACGGCCCTGGATTGGACTTCAGGGGCGCTACGCTTACTAAAATCAGGTAATCCTGAGTTAGTATCGACTTTTGATTCTTCAATATCGCGTTTCAGGACCTGCTCTGGAGTTAGAGCTCGAAGATCATGAGCGTTACCAAATAGTAACTCTCTCGTCTGTGTAACAAGGCGGGATCTTAATTCCTTGGACATTGTGGGCGTACTTCTAGGAGTGAAATACATTTCCAGATCTTCCATGGAATCTTTCAGGGGAGGATAAGCACCCTGAGGTCCAAATTTAGCCCAACGGGTTTCTTCATATTCCGTTAAACTAGTAAAAGGTGAGTTATTACGGGATAACACCTCTGACCATAGCAGTTTGACTTCATCCATAGACTTGTCCTTGTACAGTGGACTTCTCTGCGTTGCAGTTTTGCCATCGCGTAAGTTCTCAAACTGTCCGGTGAGACCATGAGCGTTCTCAGACCTAATACTTGCTATTGTATCAG